AACCAACTATTCCGCGAAGGGATGTCACAAGTTGACAACGGCACTTTGCGATTGAGTATTTGCAGCGATCAACCGTATCTCCGCTATAATTGGGCAGACGGCGAGCAATACTATGAAGTGCTCGATCACAGCGAGGGAAGCATTGACTTGTCCCGACTTAGTAACGGCGCGGCATTGCTGTTCAATCACAAGCGCGACATTCAAATCGGCCTCATTGATTCGCCCTCGATTGAAAACGGGCGTTGCTATGTCAATGCCAAGTTATCAAACGCGCCCGATGTTGCCAGCTACAAGACTCGCGTTGAGGAAGGCATCTTGAAAGACACATCCATCGGCTACGAGGTCACGGACGATGGCACGCAGATTGGAGAGATTGACGGCATACCAGCATACAAATTCAAGTTCGCCATTCACGAAGCATCCTTAGTGACTATTCCCGCCGATCCTACGGTTGGCCTTGGACGTTCGCGCAGCGAAGAACCGAAGGGCGGACTAAAAGAAATCAGCATCGGCGTGAAAAAGGATATTGACTTAACGCAAGTAAGTTGCAATAAGCCGTCCATGACCAAGGAAAACGAAGTCGCAGAAACTCCATCGGAAATACCCGCACCCGTCGAAACTCCCGCGCCCGAAGTTGTGGAAACACCTACGGAAACGCCCGTTGAGACTCCCGCGCCAGAACCAACCGCAGAGGAAGTGAAAGCAGCCGCCGTGACTGGCGAACGCACCCGCGTTGCTGAACTCCGCAAGTGGGCAAAAGACATTTCCGCGTTACGCAACATTGATTTAACCGAGCCTCTTTTCTCTCACATCGAAAGCGGCAAATCACTTCCTGAGTTCAAGGAATGGGTGCTCGAAAACGAGTTCAAATCCAAACCAACCGCTTTTTCGTCCGAAACCAGCAACGCCAACACGCTTTCGCGTTCAGCGTTCTCCGCTCTATCTCCCGCCGAACAATCGGCACATTGCGCGGCGGGCGGGCGAATCAAAGACTAACCAATCCAGTTCACACTTACTCACACAACTCTTAAATAACTAACTCAAATGCCTAATACGCTTACTAACCTGATTCCTTCCGCTTACCGCGCACTTAATGTTGTGTCGCGTGAACTGGTTGGCTTCATCCCATCCGTTCAACTTGACCCTAGCGCCGAAATGCTCGCCGTTGGTCAAACGATCTACATCCCGCAAGCCCCTGTCAACTCGGCTGGCAAAGACATCTCGCCCGCAATGGCGTTCCCAACTGCCGCCTATCAAACCATTGGCAGCAAATCGCACTCGCTCACCAAGCAGCGCGCTTTCCCGTTCTCTTGGCAGAACGAAGAGCGCAAAGCGATGGATTCAGGCCCCGGCTATCTCTCCATCAACGAGCAGCAGATCGCGCAAGCAATCCGCGCTTGCGTTAATGAAATGGAAGTTGACATTGCAGTTGCAGCTAAAAATGGCGCATCCCGCGCTTTCGGCGCAACCGCTGGCACGGCTCCCGTTCTCACTGATTGGGCGCAGGCCAAAAAGATTCTCGACGACAACGGCGCGCCTTCCACGGATCGCACGAGCGTATTCGACACCACGGCTGGCGTTGCTCTCCGTTCGACCAGCAACCTTTACAAAGTGAACGAAGCTGGTGACGGCGGAAGTCTGTTGCGTCAAGGTTTGCTCGGCAACCTTTTCGGCTTCAATCTCCGCGAATCCGCGCAGATTCAGACGACCACGAAAGGCACGGCATCAAGCGCCACCACGGACAACGCGGGCTACGCAGTCGGCGCAACCGTCCTCACGCTCGCCTCGGCTGGAACTGGAACCATCCTCGCGGGCGACATCATCACCTTTGCTGGCGACAGCAATAAGTATGTCGTTGCAAGCGGCGATGCCGATGTTTCCAACGGCGGCACAATCACACTGGCAGAACCCGGACTGCGCGTTGCAATGAGCGCGGCAACCAAGGCGATTACCGTCTTTGGAACTTGCGCCCGCAACACGGCTTTCAGCCGCAACGCAATCCTCCTGTCCACTCGCCTTCCCGCAAGCGTGCAGGGCGACTTGGCAACTGACCGTCAAGTTATCACCGACCCCGTTAGTGGAATCTCGTTTGAGCTTTCCATGTATCCCGGCGACCGCATGGTTCACTACGAGGTTGCCGCTTGCTGGGGCGTCACGGTCATCAAACCCGAACATCTCGCAATCATCGTTGGTTAATCAACGACCATGCAAGCTCCGCGCAATCAACTTCCAGCGGGCTACACCCTAACCATCATCGCGGACGCTGCCAGCAACGGCAGCGTCCGCAGGTTGGCGGGAAGCGGCAGCGCGACAACTTACGCCGCCGCCGACATTGCCGCCTCGACAACTACGGTTATCGGGCCGTTCCCGACTCCGCGACAATACGAGATTCTTTCCAGCGAGGGAGAATTAACGTATTCAATCGCGGAATCTGACACAAGCCCGCGAACCAGCGAAAACTTTGCCGATGAAATCAGCGATGAAACAGGAACAGGCGCGGCAGTATTCGGAACCGCTCCAACTCTCGCCGCACCAGCGATTACTTATCCAGTCGCTACGGCATCGGCTAACGGCGCAATCACGATCACATCAGGCGTTGTCAATATCACCAAGGCTGGCGTTTGCGCGCTGACATTGGCCGTTCCGACAACAGACGGAATTACTATCGTCGCAACATCATCCACTGCCAATGCGCATACGATTACCGCCACTGGCATAATTAGGGACGGCGTTGTGGGTGGACATAAAAGCCTAATTACATTTGCCGCATACGGAGGAGCAAGCGTGACGCTTGTTTCGATAGACGGGCATTGGAACGTAGTTTCAAAAAACAACGTCACGATTAGTTAATTTTACAAATGAGCCAGATCACCGACGCATTTGATTCGCTGGTGACGGCCATTAACGCCGCTCGCGGCTCTTCGCCAACGCTGACCATCGGCGCAATCACCGTTACCAGCATCCTTGTTGGCGACAACCCGATTGACCAACAGATATTTGACGGCGCATTGACCGACCCTGACGGCCCGCAAATCAGCAGCAAACTATCTTCGTGGTCAACCGTGCCGACTAAAAACGATACCGCAGTCCTAGCGGCATCAGACGGCGCAAACGGCACGTATGACGTAATGGATACCAACATTCACGACGGCATGATTTACATGAAACTTGGCAAGCGCGCAGGCTTATGAGCAACTTTGCTGAATACGATATTGAGCGCATGGTTATCACCATTCTCGCCGCGCAGACGGATTTGCCAGCCGCATTGCACCGCGACGTTGACGATGGCGCGGACAAGGATCGCATCATTGTCAGTTGCGACCCCCGCGAGGTTGAACTTGGCAACCGCGACGAGGGGCGCGCACCTTCACGATGGGGCGCAGATTTGACCGTTGAAATGCGCCTTGCCAGTATTACCGACATGGCAAAATTGCAACTATGGAGCACGGCTATTGACGCAGCTTTTGCGGGTTCAGTTCCCGCCGCGACTACATCTCTTTTTAACACGCTTTACGGATCGACGAATGGCTATTTTCAAATCAAGGCCGCAGACGGCGGAAGTCGCCAAGGGCCGGGATCCCAAGTGCGCGAATGGTCACGAACATTTCGCGTAGTTACGTCTTGACTTGTCGCAAGTAAGTTGCAATAAGCAACGCAGAAACCAATTCCAACCAATCCGCATGAAACTCTTAACTCTTTTTATACTCACCATGACTATCATCGGAACAGCAGGCCCAACGCACGGAATCACCGCCGACGAGACGGGCATCCTCATTAAATCTTTCGGACTCAGCTTTGAGCCTGAGTTTACCGACCCGCTTACTAACAAGGTTGGCGAGCGCATCAACGAAGCGCGTGGCGCGATTTGCACGAAGATCAGCATCACGGGCGAAATCAGTTCTGCAACTGGCGTTATTGACGCTACTTTCTATGCCGCTGTTACCCTCACGAATACGCTCGGCGTCACTGGCGCAACCGCCAACGGGCTTTTAGCCAACACGGGCGGCGTCTATATGAATACCGCCAAAGTGGACGAATCCGCTACGGGCTGGAGAACTTTCTCGGCAGAATACCAGCAATACGTTGGCATCGCCTAAACCAAAAACAAAGGCCGTGCGTGGCGGCATCAATAATACCACGCCCCTACCAATCAAACCAATGGATCAGTTTTTCTCTACGCCCTCGACACCGCTCGCAATTACGCTTGAGCTTCTAGGCGTCCCGTGGGTGAATCCGCAATTCCCGTGTGCGATGACTTACACAGACAAGTTTCTTGCGGAGCACAAGCGGCATCTTGTCAGCCGTGGCAAATGGGAGCAGGAAACCCCATTCACACCGCAGGACGCGCAACGCCTTGATCTGGTAGATCAATGCACTTACTTTTTCCAGAAAACCCCGTTACTTTCCGTCATCTTAAAGGGATGGGAAAAAGGCTGTCAGGCAATCAAAGACACTGAGTTTCGCGTGCAGATTGACCAGATACAAGAGGAAGAGGCGGCGTGCTTGCTCGCAATCGCCCTTGGCCCGAACGGAAAGCGCGCCCGCATGATCGGCATGATGAAAGGAGCAGTCGCCAAGCTCGCCGTGCAATCCGAAAACGGCGATTGGACATTTTTCGGCAAAGACGCCAGCGCAGAGACAATTCAACATCTAACCCAATAAAACCAATATGGAAACACTTACAGACGACAACGCACCATCAACTCCCGCGCCTATCTCGCAAGACATGGGGCGCGTGTTCACCTTCGCGGGCATCACGCTAAAGCCTTTCTCGTTCAATCGCCGCGTCACATTCTTTCGCGTGCGGACGGACGACATCAGCGTTATCGAGTCGGCAATCTTGAAGTTGTTCATTTGCACGCAGTCACCCGCGCAATGCGACTCCGCCCGTGGCGATGCCGCAAGCGCGTTTCGCGTCAAGGCTATGCAATGGGCGGAAAGCCTCGGCATTGACAGCGCAGCGCGAACGAAAGAGGCAATGGAGACATCGGACGCGATTGACAAGGACTTGGCCGACGCATTGAGCGTGGAGCCGGATACCAAGGGCGGATCGGGAAACGGATAACGCCGGGCGGTGCAGCGTTCTACGTAGGCACTATCTCGGCGGTAACTTTGGGCAGCATGACGCCCGAACAAATCCTTTGGGACTTGTCGCAGGCAGACGGCGAGCGGCTGGAAAATACATGGTGGATTACAACGGCAAACGAGACGGGCAAGAACCAGCTACGCTACACGCGCAAAGCAAAGCCCGTGAATGTGTCCGACTTCATGGCGAAACGCCACTAGTTACCATTCGCAAACATTTTCATTGACGGAATCGGTGAAGCTGTGCATTTTGGTGGAAATCAATCCATGAAACTCCAATTGCTCACCGACTGCCAAGACTCTGAACCGCTTTTCCATTCTCCGTTATGGTGCGCGGAAGTGAAGCTAGATGGCGATTGGCGGCGTGTGGTTAAAAGCGGCAACGAAGTCATCGGATTCACCCGCGAAGGCAATCGCGTAGCACTCAGCGAAGAAACGGTTGCTCTCGCTATGCTTTCGCCGTTTGACTTCGTTCTCGACGGCGAGCAGATGCCAGCGGGCCGATTCGTGGCGTTCGACATTTACGGCTTGATGGGATCGCCCGTGCTTTCCGACAACAGCGCCCGCCGTGATATTTTGTGCGACGTATGGAGAGGCGAAGTTGTAGAGCGCGTCATTGGCGAGGAAGCAAAGCGCGAACTGTGCGAGCGCGTGAAGGCGAGCGGGGGCGAAGGTATCGTTCTGAAACGAGTAGATGCGCCCTACATGGAGGGACGCACGCCCTATTGCCAACGCTGGAAAAACTACCAGCAAGAAGTCTTTGAAGTCGCATCCGTGAACATCGCCAAGTGTTCCATCGAAGTCTCGCGTCACGGCGTATCGTTTGGTGGCGTGCCCGTGCAATCGCTCGCACGCTTGCCGAAAGTTGGCGACAAGATTCTGGTGAAATACGATCGCGTGACGGAGAAGGGAAAACTTTTAAGGGCTGTTCTATCCAAGTAATTTCGAGAAAAACACAAACCAATCCAAACAAATGAAGAAAAACGAACACCTAAGAAAATGCGCTTGCTGTGGCGATATGTTTAAAACGCTTATTGCCAGCACTAGGCAAAGTTGCAGACAAAAGTCAAAGTGCCGATCTCTGGATAGAGTTCTAAGCGGGCGCGCCAATAAGGACAGCCGCGCTACCTATGAACGATACGATGATGAGTCCTGCGACTGCGAACAGTATCAAAACTAAGGGCAATCTTAGCAAAATGAAAACATCAACACTTGAAGACATTGCCATTGCGGTTGTCTCCTTTGCGCTCGCTTATCACGCATACCTGATTATCGCCGCGCTTGCAAAATGAAAACCATGAAAGCATACAAGGTCACGGTTACTCGCGTGATTATCGCTTTCGCCAAAAGCGACAGACAGGCGAAGCGGGTTGTGTTGAAAAACATGGATGAGGCATCAGACGGCGAGCCGGACGAAATTGTGATTCAGCAGGTTTCGTCTCTTGCTGATATTCCTGAAAAATGGCATCTTGAAGTCGCTTTTTGTCCTGATTCGTGCTTAGATATGGATTGCGATTATCCAGTGATAGACCGGCTGTTTTTAGTTCAATTCAAAACGCGCACTCGGAATCAGTTGCGCCGCAATCGTATTTTCAGCGATGAAGATTTAACCAGCAAGACAGAGGCCCAAATACAAAAGATCACGAATAACAAGAAATGCGTTAATGATATTAAGGAGTATTTAAGCACGAAGGGGCTTCGCCTTCTCATGCCAAGCGAAAAACTTGCAAAATAACCCCCGCCCGCGCATAGTCGGGGCGTGATTAAATACGATTTCAGCGGGCTAAACAAGGCTCTGGCGCAAAAGATACAGCTTTCTCGCACCCCCGTCGTGGACATCGTGCAGGATGCCGCGTTGAAAGTGCTTATCGGAAGCGGCACGGGCGATGGGCTTGTGCAGTTGACCCGCAAGGCTACTGCTGCCAGAATCAAGTCGGATTTGAACAAGCCCGTTTCCGGCAGGCTCGGCAAGCCGTCTAGTCCTCGCGGCAGAACAATTACGCGACCGCTGCTTTTCTGGCTTGCGCTGAATGTGCTAAAAAGGACGGGAGCGGGCTACATCCCTGAGATCGTAAAGCAGACAATGGCGGCAATCCTCAAAATGCGAATTGCTTCCCGCGCATACATTGCGGCAGGTTGGCTCTTCTGTGCGAGAGATTTACACGAAAAGTCTCCATACCTCCAAAAGAAGCACAAGCTCACACGGCTAAAGCAGCGCAACATCCCCACCGTTGACAAAGCATCCGGCGGAACGGCTGCGCAATCGTTCAGTGTTACCTACACTGGAGATAAGCGGTGCAGCGTTAAGCTCTACAACACGTCGCGCGGCGGCGATACCGTAGGGATGGAGTTTGTTCAGCAGGCGATCAATAACGCCACCTCAGATATCCAGGTCTATATTGACAGAAAGGCCGTTAGTGAAGTTCTAAAGGAGAAGTTCCGGGGCACTAGCTTTTCAGTGAAGGCTTAACGCAATTTGCTTGCACTTTGCGGGGGATTGAGATATGCGCTTCGTAACCTATGCCCGCATCTGCCCACGGTTTAATCGAGATAGAAGTAGTGATGTCCGAAGCTGCGGGCAACTCGCAGGTTATGGCCGCGCAGGAGGCCAAGGCAAGGGCGTCATCCAAGAGGATTTTAGACTTTGAGCGTCAGATGATGGCAACTGCCGCGTTGGAAAAAAAGCGATATATCGCAGAAGGCCGCGAACAAGAGGAACGGGCCGTTGATCGGATAATCACAAAGTTACAAAAAGCGAACGAATACAGGCGCATTGGATTCACGCCAGAAAAGGCGGGGCGCATGGCGTCTAAAGATGTCGAATACGAGTCGCAGATTGCCGCAAGACAAAAGGCCGTTGAACTGGCGAAGAACATCGAAACGTCGCAGGCGTCTCTAAATGCTCAGAAACTAAGGGAACTTGAAACAGCTAAGCAGATTGCGGAAAAGCAGGCTTCAATCGCATCGTCAAACGCTAAGGAACAGGCGGCGATGCAAAAGAAGATTCAGCTTATGGCCGCGATTGCGGCTGGCGACAAGCAGCGCGAGCAACACTTGCGCGCAATGGCGACTTTGGAAAGAAATGTGCAGGCCGGACTAAACGCTGGCATGAAGCCGTCAGAGGCATTGCAGCAGGCGCGCACGATGCTTCGTCTTGAGCAAAGCATTTCCCAAGAAAAGCAGAAGCAAGTAGCGGTTGGCGGCGGGCCGGGCGGCGCGGCATACTCAGGCGCTCGCCGTGGCTCCGCCTTCGCTGGCGGTCAAAACGCAGCCTATCGCGTCGGGATGTTGTCACAGCAGGCGCAGGACGTTGCCGTGTCGCTGCAAATGGGCATGAGCGCAAGCCGCGTGATCGCACAGCAGGGATCGCAGATTGCGTCTATCTTTGGCGAGAAAGGAATGATTATCGGCGGCGTGATTGCCATCGGCGCGGCGATCTACGAATGGGCAGCAAATACCAAGGCGGCGGAAGCGGCGGCAGAAAAGTATAAAAAGACGTTGGATGACGTTGCACAAATCCGCAAAGACACGGCGAAAACTATTGGCGAGAATCAAATTTCGAGAACGCGATTGACGGCGGGAGACTATGCCGCAGATGAAGAGGCGGCGGCGATGAAGCTCGCGCTCAAAAACAAGGAACTGAACGACAAGCAAAAGGAAATCAACGAGGCATTCCAAAATGCGCCGCAAAGCAACGCAGAAGAACGCCGCAAAGCAGCCTACGACCGCAACAAAGGCACGCTCGCCATCAATCGCGCCAAAAATGTAGCCGCAGAAGAGGCGAATCTTGACAAAATCACCCGTGACAAAAAGATGAACGCCGACGCCGATGCGTATGCGGCGGCAGCAAATTTCGAGGCGGAAATGGCGCAGGAAAAAGCAAGCTATTCCAGCAAGGCAACCGAGCGGAAAGCGGAGGATTTTGCCGCTGAATATCAATTCAAAAAGGAACTGGCAGACATTGACAAAAGCGGACTCAGTGAGGCCAACAAACAGATCAAGCGCAACGCACTCGAAAACAAGTATGCGGCGGAAGGTGCGGCGGAAGATCGCAAGCGCGCCAATGACGATCAGGCGGAAATTGCAGATGGAGCCACAAAGGGCGCGGAAGTTCAGCGAAAGGAAAACGAGCAACTTTTGGCCATTCAAAAAGAATCTATGTCTAAGCGCATTGAAGAAGCGCAATACGGCAAAGCCCTAACGCAAACACAGCAGGCGCTAATAGGATTTGAGCGCCAGCGAAACGAGCTTCAACAGCAGCGTAATTATGGACTGATTACAGAAGAGCAGTTGCGGCAGAAGATGCGCGCAGTAGATCAGGATCAAGCCACGATGCTTATTGAGCGCGGCATCGGGCCGGAGAACATTTCAAATGCTCGCGGGCGCGCAGAGCGAAAGGCGGCGGAAGCGTTCAATAAGGCTTTCAAGAAATCAGAGGACAAGATGGGCCTGACTGGAATTGCTCGCGGCATCGGTGGAGAGATTATTAGCGGAGTTGATCCGGCTACGGGAGAGAGGATTTCTGGCCGCGCACTGCAACAGCGCAGGGATTTAATAATGGCGGCGAGAGAGCAACAAAAAGAAGCGCAGGGAACATTCATCAATGATGCGTCTATTGGAAAACTAGTAGCAGGAATCGAAAAACTTCTCGCAAAATGACTTATCTCAATTCCAGCGGCGAAACATTTGTCGAACAGCCGGGCGCGCAGCTCACGATTGACGCATGGGGGCTGGATACCATCACGCGCAAGTATAGCGGCAAGGTGGCGAACATTCCCGATTTCATCGCTACGATTCGCAAGAATCGCAACAAGCCGGATGCGGAATACAATGCGCTGACGCTCACGAATTACACCATCAGCAAAGGGCGCGCATGGGCGGAAGTTGACATAAATTACAAGGGCACGTTTGACGGCAAGTTGCCAGCACCGATTATTGACGGAGGCGGAATGACAACTCAGGCGGTGCAACTGACATACAAGGACACGGAAATAGAGCAGCTAACAACCGCGCTGAACATCACCTACACTAAGCCCTCATGCTCTTTCACGTATAAAGCCGCAAGCGCAACAATCAGATACGTTACGCGCAATCGTCCTAGTGCTGCCGCCTATGCTCAGGAACTAGGCGGACTCACATCGAGAGTTCAGGTTATCAGTCAGCAGGGAGCGCTTGGCCCATACGACATATTGCCACTGCAACCAATCCCGCAAAACAACGCCGATCCACAAGTTTTCATTCCAACGGAAAGGGCGTTCAATGCCATCACTGTCGTGGTAAATGATGGGCCTCGATACAAGCAGGAGGGGCAATTTTTCCTATGCGAAGAAAGCAATCAAGTGACGCTGATGCCTTTTGATTTTGTATTCATTGTAACGCCTCCTTAAGATGCCACGCTTAGACGCTGACACGAAAAACGTCCCTAACTTTGTAGGCGGCAATGTGCGGCAGCGCGACCACTTAAACGAAGTGGTTGATGCGCTAAACCGTCACGGGCATTTGCTAGAGCAGCTAGATGTTGCTCAGGCGGCAAGAAACCCTCTGCAAATGATTGTCGGCAATGCGCGGGGTGACAGGCTTTCACTTGTCGAGGTTGCGAACGCGAATCACATTGCCGACTTCGGCGCATTTCACCCCACGAAGCTAACGCCTTGGCAACCGATTATCAAAGGCGCGGACACGAACGCAGACGGGCGCGCAAAGAGGCTTTACGTGGATTTCAACCCGCTTTCTACGCTTTGGGGAATGGCGAGCAGCGCATGGGACAGCAGCGGGCAAAATTGGGATAAGCAAGTCGCCATCACTGGCTTTGAAGTGCCGACGCACGAACCCGTTTCCGTCACGCGCGGCACGGATGTCATTTGGCTAGAGGTTGTCGTTGGCGCGTATTGTTCGCTAACCAGCGCGACATTAAAAAGCGGGCCGAGATGGGCGGCATGGCCAGCTTCCTACACAAAGACGGGCGGCGGCACGGGCGAAACGTATTTGAGCGGAGCCACGATTTACCAGCTACTTGTCAGCTTCCGGCCTGCGCGCACGGAAACACAAGGCGAAAAGGTGGATGTGATTTTCGAGGACGGCGTGAAATACGCCATGATTCAGCATACGTGCAACGATTTACTCGTCGGCATCCTCCGCCAAAGCTACGGCTCCGGCGCAATCGGAGACTTCGCCGCGCTGTTGCCTTGGTTTAAGACTTACAAGGATTCTTGACAATGACCCCTAACGCAAGCTACTAACAATAACGATGTCGCCCGCAATTTTCAATATCAACCTCCAAGATGAAACGGCGTCGGGATTGCTTTCGAGCGCGTCCAGCGAAAGCCTCGCGCAAAATCCGGCCTTTATTCGCCGGGACGGGCGGGATCGTAGCGTTCGCTTTCTTGCGCCATCGGGCGACGGCACGTTTGACGACGCGGGCGTTGACGGATCCTCGCTTGTGGAGGTTGCCATTGGCACGCCAGACGATCCGCCAACTTCCGGCACGTTTGGGCTTTCCTACCTTGGCGACTCCACGGGATTAACCGCCCTCGCCTACAATATCACGGCAGCGGCACTTGAAACCGCGTTGAACGCCAATCCCGCAATTACAGCCGCAGGCGGCGTAAAAGTCACGAAAGATGACGGGCTTTATATCATAGCATTCAACACGGTTGGCGCACGTTCATTGCTTGTATTCTCTAAGGGAACGCTTTCGCCGTCCGTCATCAGCACAAACAACGTCCTAGAAGTTCAAACGGGCGATGCGAGCACGCAGGAAGTGCAAGTTGTCGTTCTCAAAAAAGGTTATCTCGCCTATTCATCCGACTTCGCGCAGGATGCCAGCGGGAGTATTTCACAGACGAATGTGCAGACTGGCACGGCGAGCGTCCCGCAGATCACCCGCATTGCCATCACGGGCAACGTAAAGGGCGGCAGTTGGATTCTGAACACGGCGCAGGCGCAAGTTGTCAAAGTCTATTGCCCATCGGGAACAACGGGCTATCTCGGCGGCGGTTATTTCATACTTCACGATGCAACTGGCAGCGTGGGTGTTTGGATTAACTCAGGCTCAACTACGATGCCAGCGGCGGTTGCGGCGTGTGACCGCAGCATAGAGATTACGGGCGTCCTCATTGGCGACACTTCAACGCAAGTCGCCACGAAGCTAACAACGATCATTGATGCCGACGCGCAATTTACCGCGACAAGCAGCAGCGCGATTATCACCATTACACAAGTAGCAAGCGGTGCGCGCTCGGCTCCAACCACCAGCGGCGTGTATGGAGTCGCGGAAACCACGGCAGGCTATTCGATTGCCGCCAGCTTCCCATACGACGCCACGGCGCAAACCATCAGCGCGCAGCTAGGCACGCTCTACTACGTGAACAAGGTTTCCGCAAAGGAATGGGAATTGACGGGCCGCACCACGGGCGCACAGGCGGCACTTACGCTGACAAGCAACCTACTTTGGCAGCTCACATGGTCAGGCACGCTTTCACTGTCCACATGGGCAATGTATGTGGAGTTTGCCACGGCTGGCACGGATGAAATCACCCGCACCTTTGAAGTTCAAGTTACGGAACCTAGCGAACAGCCGATCAAGGCGTTGTCAATTTCCTGCACCATTCGCCGCGACGTGATAGACGTTGGCAATCTCACAACGGCAACGTCTTCGATGTTCGGCTATTTCAACAGCACGATCACGGGATACACGGGCGGCACGGCAACAGATTTGGATAGCCTTGTGACAACCAATCGCGCCGTTCCTTGCTTGCTCGCATTCGATCACGCCAGCTTTGGCGGCAAGGTGTTCAAACTTCGCGCCGGAACCGACGCAGAATCCAGCCCAGCGATCATACGTCCCGACGACTACAACGCTTCTACTAACGCCAAAGATTGGCAAGCCGTTCAATAACCTATGCCCGTCCCTACATCAGCAGTAAAAGTAAATCCAGTCACGGGCGCGCTCATTGATCCGCCTGTTGCCACCTTCGCGGCGGCAAACGGATTACTCACGGGCGGAAGTTCCGACGCCAAAGACAGCGTGCGGGCCGCGACAACGACAAACGGCACGCTCGCCACGGCATTTGAAAACGGCGATACAATAGACGGAATAACGCTGGTAACAGGAGATCGTATCCTCATCAAAGACCAATCCGCCCCTGCTGAAAACGGCATCTACGTTGTCGCCGCATCGGGCGCACCGACACGAGCCACCGACTTCGACGCATGGACGGAGATCGTCGGCGCATTTGTCACCGTCGAGAGCGGCACGGTCAACGCAGGCACACAATGGCTTTGCAACGTAGTCGCAGGCGGAACGCTTGGCACTACGGCGATCACGTTCGTAGTGCCTAAAAACTACGTGGATTTAACGACTTCGCAAGCCGTAGGCGGCATAAAGCAATTCACATCAGTAAGTAACACATACGGCGGCGTTCAGTTTTCTAAAGACGGCTCTAATCCAGCAGTTAATGCGTTTATTCGATTTGCAGAGGACGACACAAATCTTTATCTTTATGGAGAGTCCGGCGCGATCACTCTTCGCTCGGCTGGCGCAGTTGACGTTACATTCCCCGCATCCGGCACGCTGCTTTCCACCGCCGACATCGGCGTATCCGTGCAAGCCTACGACGCAGACCTGACAACGTGGGCAGGCATCACGCCGGGAGCGAATGTCGGCACGTGTCTGGCAACTCCATCCGGCGCAAACCTCGCCGCCGCGCTCACGTCGGCGCTGCCAG